TCGACGTTCACATTGTCAGCGGCGAACAAGCCGGTATGCTTTGCAGCCCCGGAATGCTTTTTCATTACGCTGAAGTCGATCTGCTTGCCCGAATCGTACCCAACCGACCGCTCATTGAGAATCTGAGGCAACGCATAGTATTCCTGCAGAGTTGTAGCGAGGTTGGTGTAATCGGGTTTCTCCAAGTGTGCCAAAGTGATCTCGACGAGATCACCTAGCTCAGCAGCAGTAAGGGCCATTGTCGTTTCCTTTCAAACATGCCCCGCCGCCGGCACCACTTTCAAAAACAGTTAGACCTGGCCTTTTTTCCTCATTGCTGCAGTTACGGCCCTGACAGCATCATTCGTCGGGTCAGTAGTTCTGCGAGGAGTTAGGCTACTTTTAGGTCTATGAAGCGCCGAGCTACTGCGCTTGTCTGTTTTCTTGAGTAGATCCCTGCGGGCGAGTTCAACAGCGCGGTTCGGAAGCATTACTCCTGCCGCAGCCTTGGCAACCTCTGCCCGAGTATACTCTGGATGGGCGGTGGAGAGGATACTGCACATGCTGGCCAGTTTACTGCGGTTGTTGAATTCGGCTGACTTATTATCAAGGCTTTTCAATGGCCCCGCGCCGAACGTCTCAACCCAGTCCTCACCAAGACCGGATACGTCTTCGTCAAAGGCTTTCTGTGTGTCGTTTAGCTGGCCTGCCTTAAACTGGTCGGCCATCACACTCATTACCTTTTCGATTCTCTCCATTCCCTCGTCCATCTTGGAGTTAAGGCCCTTGATGACACTGACCATACTTTCGTCATACGTGCCGTCATCAAGTACCTCAAGGAAATCGGGATCCGGTTTTTTGGTTTCTTCCTTGGCTTCAGGCACCTGGGTTTCCCCGGGTTCTTCCTTGCCGCTTTTTTGGCCACCACTTTTATCCAGGCTGGTAGCCTTCGCCATATTCTCAGCAATCGCAGTAACAGTCTTGCCGAGAAGTCCCGGGTTACCTTCAAACTCGGCGATGTCCTCATCTGTGAGGCCGACCGCCTTTGCCGCTGCCGTCAGGTTATCCGGTATCGCAGGGGGTTCAGTATCACCATCCCCTGGTGTTCCATCGGCAGGGGGTTCAGTATCACCATCCCCGGCTGATTTTGTGCTCTTTTTTGGGGCCGGCTTCTTTTCATCCGGCTTGGCGTTTTTCTCATCTTCCTTGGTTAAAAGCGCCACGACATCCGCCTTCAAAACCTTGGCTTCGGTGGCTTCGCTATCGTCTAACTCGTCTACAACTTCAGTTTCATCTGGCGGGGTTTCTTCGCCAGTTGGTTTTGTTTCGATGTCCGCCGTTTTTTCGCCGCCCATGCTGCTTACCTCCTCTGAGGGTCTGAGTAACCGCCATTTCTGTCAAAATATCCGAACGTCTCTGCAAACTTACGTCTATGCCCTTTACTTCGGAGAACCGGGCATCCATCTTTAGTGAAATTTGTTGGGACCCCTGCCGCTTCCGCTTTTTCAGCCATGTCTTTTATCTGCGACGGGTGTACCGCCATCGATTCTGAACTTATGGGGTAAGCGCCGGAAAACTGGTTTGCGCCAGGACGCTCTGACTGGATACTTCTCTTCGCCCACCGGCCATCGTCGAGTCTGATTGTGCCGTCGATAGCTTGCCGCTCCGCCTTCTCCGCAATGGTCATTTGAAGCTCTACGATCTCGCCGTCTTCAGTTTCGTAACAGTACGTCACAGCAAGCCCCCGGATAAAACCATTTTTATGCCAAGCACGACAATGCCGGCGCCCTCGATGATAAAAGCGGCAATAGTGGTGTACGCCAACCAGCGTAATGTACCCACCTGCTCTTTCAGCTTGGCTATTTCCACCGCTTGATTTGTAAACTCATGGAGCCCGGCCCTTAAGTCTTTTTGCATTTCCCCGATACGTCTCAAAATCTCCGTTTGCTTTTCGCCTGTTGAGTTCACCTTAGTTTCAAGCTCCCTGTGTAGACTGCAAACAGGTGTTCCTAATGCCATTACGGTCCCCTATCCTAAGATGTCGGACGGCCCATGCTTGCAAGTTGACTTCCCTGTTGGTTGCCATTGAGTAGCTGTTCGGCCATAATGCCGCTCTTGCCTTGGTTCGTTGCGCCGGGCCGGTTCACACGCTCATTGATCCGTGTCGTCACCGGGGACTGCGTAGGCCGCTCGCCAACCGGGCCGTTTTCTTCCTGGGCCGGAGCCATTGCCATAACGATGTCCTTGAGTTCCGGCAGGTTTTGGTAAGCGCTCAGCATATCCACAAGTTTCATGACATCTATCGCGATGCCCTGGGCCTGCATAAACGGCATCATCGGCAATAGCACACCCTGGGTCAACTGGAGGAGTATCTGCGCCTTTTGCCCGGGGCTGCGCTGTTGCAGCGAATAGGGCTTCAGGTCAAAGTTATACTGGAGGAAGTCGCCCTCCTGGGCCTCTGGGTTGTACGTCGACCGCACTTCGATGTCAGTACCGGCCACCCGCTTGACAATATCACGTTGCATGAGGGGGTCATAGTAAAAGTACCATGAGAGATCCTGGATAGTGTCGGTGGCATGTCCTTCAACTGTGCCCTGCATATCCGTAAGCAGTTCGCTCGCGGATTCGGTCATCATTTTATCCTGGCCAACGGTTTCGGACTGCGGGCCAAGGCCGGCAAGTGCATCAAGGTTTCCGGCCATCCACGACGCGATGTCCTTCGTCTGCAAAAACAGCGCTATGGTCCTGGCGTCTGCGCCGCCGATGCTCGCTTCCTGGAAGCTCTTTGGGTTCAAAAGTGCGACAAGCTCACCATCGTTTGCCGCGACAACCGTGCTGGCGTCCTCGTCATTGCCCCTCTCGGTTATGCCAATGCTTTTCTGACGCTCTGCCTGCCGGCTGATTTTCCGGTACAGGTTGTTGGCCAGGTCAAAAACATCTATCCAGATCTGTGCGGGGGCAAGAGGCATGATATTGGAAGGCACATCCGTAAACCCAAGCATCTTGTACATGCCACGCTCCGGGCCTTCCCATTCCCTCACAAGGACCTCGTGGAAGTTTTCGTCCGCTGTATGGGCAACAACCAGCCCTTCGCCCGGCAGCCAAAGCTCCCATAGATCCACGTACTCGCCGTACTCGCCATCGTCTTCGCTGCCGCTGCCGGTATCCATCTTTTCTACACGGTGCGCGTTGTCCTCACCCTCGCCTCTGGCCCTGTCGGACCGCTTCTGTGCCTTGAGATCCTTGGGCACGGTGTAAACACCGCTTTCGTTGAACTCATCCCACGGCACCCGCACCCTGTCGCCGATGTAATCGACTTCTTCGATGTTCCTGGCGGTCATGTCGATAATAAAATCGTCCAGGTCAACCCTGTCTACAAATGGCTGGCCGACATCATGCAGTACATTGTCCACGGTAATCGAGCCGGCGTTGAACAGCCCTATCTTTGCAATACCCACGCTGAACATGGCGTCCAGAACTATTGCCTTCAGGGTCTTCCCGTAGTCGATTTCCTTCATCAGGTTTGAGATAGCGATCGACAGCGTGGCCGCTTCAGGCTTAAGTTGCTGATGCGTTGTGGTTGCCCGCACCATCGGATCCGACGCCACCAGTTTCCGCATGTAAGTCGTTACCGCCATGACCATGAGGGGGATGGGGATCCTGTCGTCCGCACCCATTTTCGAGTAGTGGTTTCCAACGTAATGCTTGATGAGTTGGAGCCGCTCTTCCCTGAACTCGGAGATCTTTTTGGTACTCCACGTCACGGCCTTTTTGAGTGCTTTACCCCGGTCCTCTTTTGACCTACCAGCTTTTTTGGGCACGTTTCTTTTCCTCTCGCTGCTGTCTCCGCCAGGCCATGCTGCCAACCGGCGCTTTCCTGTGGCCTGTGCGGTCCAGCCTTATCCGTTTGTTATACCGCTCGTAAACCAACTTTGCAACCAGTGCGTCCGCTATGACTATGTCACCGTGGTTATCCCTTGCGCCGCCGGGATCCTCCACGTCTGCCGCCTTAATATGTTCTATCGCCCCATTGGCCGTATGAATATAGTATTTTGTTTCGTCCATCGCCCGCTCTGACTTATTTATAAACGCGTGCAGATTAAGCGCCGCCCTGTAATCAGAGAACAGAATCCGCTTGCTCTCGCCCTTTGAAAACCAGCCCGGGGTGTCGGATCTTCTGGGCGGACGCTTGCTTTCATCTGTCCGGAAAAACACCTTCGCATAGCCCAGCCGGTCCACTGCGCGCTTGAATGAAGCTCCAGGCCCGTTGCCTTCCCAGATTAACATGGCACCGTGATTTTCCTCATCGACAAGCCACTTGCACATGCACACAGCCACCCATGCCAGTTGTTCCGGCGGCATAAACGGGGTTATCAACTCACCCACCTTCTCGCCAAGTTTCAGGTCCATAATGCTCAGTGCGCTGTTCGATGCCCCGGTTCCAAGCGATATGTCAGCGCCGATCCCGTATGTCGCCTTGGGCAGGTTGTTGGCTTCATCGAGTTTGGTCCACAGCCGCAAGACACCGTTTGCCGGATCCTCCACAAACCGCTTGATGGTCATATCATCGTGGAACTCAATATCGCCCACCAGGACCGGCTCGGAACACGACTCCTCGATAAGTTTCCTGGTCTGGTCGGCGTCAAAATACTGGTACGTGGATCCTGAATAGCTTATGTCAAGCTCTGTCGCTATTTCTATCTTGTGCGCCCGGCGCTTACATTCAGCGTCGTACCAGGGGCTTCGCAGTTTGCCGTCCAGGATAAACTCAAAGTCCGGCGGGTAGACATACCCTTCGTCCAGCAACTCCACCTGGCCGTCCTTGGTCGTGTACAGCCCAAGCCGTTTGCTCGGATGCAGTGTCCAGTGCAGGCTTGTGTAGTGCTTCACAACGTGGCGCATCCTGGCAAATGCTCCCTGCTCGCCGTTTGGTGTACTGTTCATAAGCCGGCAGTCAGTAGCGGACGCAGTTGCCTTCAGGACCGCTTCGGAGTTGATGACAAACCCAAACTCATCCAGCATGATAAACGTCTTACGATCACCACGGCCCACATCCCCCGTAGTTGACTCACCGATTATCTGCGTTCCGATCTCGTCATTCTTCAGGGTAAGTTTTGTCCGGCTGAACTTGTCCTCCGCCGGCATCATCCAGCTTGGCATGTGGTCCGGGTTGTTGATAAAATCCAGTTTTCCGAACAGTGTCTTGTAGTCATTCTGCGTGGTGTCGACGTATGCTTCCGTCCGGCTGACAAGCAGGCTTGACGTGTAGGGCACAAAGCGCCACATCCACCAAGCGCTGTAGATCCCCATCCAGGTCGCACCCATGTCGCGGGATTTGTCCATGAGCATGTCTTCGCCGTTGAGCGCGCAGTTGAGGATCTCAAGGACCGTCTTAACTTGGTAGTCGTAGGGGATGAACGGCAGGAGCGGACTTAACCCTTTTGAGATTATGCGGGGGTCGTATGTCCAGATGAATGTGCCAAGGCAGAATATCGGGTCTTGGGCGCACATTGCCCGGAGATCCTGTGCTGTGTGTCTGTCCCTGAAGCCGGCGTGGATTATTTCCTTACGAAACGCTAGATTGGTATCGAAGTCTTTGGGGTACTCGTCAAAGTGGGGACTCGTTATCTCCGGCATCTGCGACTTGCTCCCTGGCCCTTTGTGCGGCGTCTTTCACAAGATTTATCGTGATCGACAGGTTCCGCTCTTCAATATCGGCAGATTTATCCTCTTTGTCCATGGCTTCATCGTGGACCCTGCCCCACATGTCGAAGAATGCCTTTCGCATCACTGCGCTTGCCTGGACATCTTGCAACAACTGCCAGGACCCGCCATCCGGGGCATCTTCAGGCTTTAGCCCACGTACCGGCAGGTTGGCGAAAATCCAGTTTACTACCTCCAGCCTTGTCGGGAGCGGCTTGCCCTTCCAAATATTTGTCTTGACGGCGTGGATACCCTCACCGACGATTCCCTTGGCGTCTTTGGCCGTAACCGGCGCACCAAGTGTAAAACTGGCAGCAACTTCCGGGAAATCCTGCAGCGCCTTTTTCCAGGCTTGCTGGGCGTCCAAGCCCTCCACCACCTTGTACTTTTCCCGCAACTTACTAAACTGCGAGAACTGGCCCCGGGCCTTCAGGTCCTCACGGATCCTGGCCTTATCCGACCCTGTTAGATTTCTGAAAAACGGCGTCTTAGACGTTTTAGACGTTTTAGCCATTATCGCCCGCTCCATCCAGCGCCCGTTGCAGCTTCCTGCTAAAGCGATCGTTGACCTCCAGCAATGCCACCCCACACTTGGGTCCAAACCGCCTGGAAAGCGCCCTGGAGTACACCCGCAGCTTCTCAATGGCCACGGACGTATGGAAGACCCCGTACCGGGTATGCGCCTTCCGCAGGGTCTCAAAGCGTGTTTCAAGTTTCTCGTGGAAGTAGGCTATCTGCCTGTTGTACGGCATAAGCGCAACACGCTCCTGCTCACTAAGCATCCGACGCTATCTCGGCAAGAACGTCAACCAGCTTGGTTATAATCTTGTCCATCTTTATCGCGGTCCGTTTCGCCGCCATTTCGTCTTCCGAATGTTTATCAAAAGAGCGTGTCAAACTCAAATACGCTTCATTCAGCCGCGCGTTCTCTTTCCGTAACCACTCCAACTCCTCCAACTGCGGCACGGACGTTTTGGCGCCCATGTCATGCATTTGTTGCCCGGACTTCTCCGCCACGGCTTGCTTTGCCCTGTTCTGGTTGTGTTCGTCCGCCGCTATAAACCCTTTCGTAACTAGCATAAGTTCGCCGTCATTCGCCGCAGATACGGCGGCATTGTCGGCATCCGCCATCTTCTCGCCAACGGCCTTTGTCGCCGCCATCCCGTCGTATTCGCCCCGATCCAGCACAACCTCGCCGCAAGACTTACATTCCCTGTGATGAGTACGGCCCCTCTCATGCAAACACGACGGCTTGGATAACCCGGCCCACTCCCTGAACGTCCAATGCGGATGTTCGGCCTCAAACTCGTCCTTGCACAACACGATCGCCCCGCATTTCTTGCAATGCCTATGACGATCCCTCGCCGGGTGTTCTTTGGCGTCTTTGGCGTCTTTCAACTCCTCACCGTACCCCAGCCACTCTTCCGCCGTCCGCAAAACATACTCTTTCTCGTTATCAACGTAGTCACCCGCCGTTTTTACGCTCATATCACCTTCTCCTGTCTCTGTCAGTCCATGACGGCGCCTCCATAAACAAAAATGGCACCTGCGCCAGATATACCAACACACCAATGCTCCCCACGCCGGCGTGGATTATCTTTAGGCCCATGTCGTCAAGCCTCATGGCTTCTCCACGTCAACGTCGTCCGCCACAAATCCCCCACCGCCCAACTCCCTGCACTGCCGCTCCAGTTCGTTCGCCAGCAACCGGTACTCCCCCATCAGCATGTGCTTCACTTCCAGTATCTTCCTCTCATCCAACTGCTCATCCAACTCCACCAGCGCCACATACTCACCCAATATCTGCGCCCTCGCCGCTAAACCCCCCCGGCACCCCGGGAACGCCCGCACTTCCTCCACCAACGCTTTCCCAACTTTGCCTGATGCATCCATCGCTTGCTCCTCACTAAACTTGTCGGCTACTTTTACCCAATCTTGAGTAAAATCCAAGTTTTTCTTTCCAACTTTTTTACCCCCACACACCCCACAACCACTCAAACCTCCCAAACCCCCTTCTGGGCACGCTCTAGATATGCATATACCGGAGGGGACCCAAGGCGGGGTGGTGTGGTTCGGTTTTCGGAGGGTGAGGGTAATCTTAGGGTGGGGCCCCATTGGACTTGGCTGGTACCGAACGGTCCCATGCGTCATTCTGTACCCATCGTGCTACTCTCGCGCCTCATCGTGCTACTGCTGGCCAAGGACAAGCTATCATCGACCGGTCTGGGGGGATTCGTGTTTTGGGGATAGCTGGTGGTGGACGTGGTGAGTGATGGGTGGAGTGAGTGAGTAAGGCAGGGGCATGGTGATGGACGCAAGTGCGTGGTGTACTTGGGATGGTATGCTTGAGCAAGTCAAGTCTGGGGCATTATAGGGGAAACCCGCCTGTGTTGTAACGAACAGGAACGAAGAGACTGGAGTGGAAACACCCCGGAAGGGGTTAAGTCTCTTGTACTGTCCTTGTGGTAGGTAGTTACGGTAGACCTATCCCCTCCCTTTAGTCCCTCCCCTTTCATGGGCTGGATGGGGGTTGGCATGGGCAGTATAGAGACCTGCAAGGCACTGGCACACAAGGGGTTTGCAAGTCTGTGGCCGACTTGATGTAAGTCTTGCGTATAGCATGGGTGGGTTGGATGCCGCCAAGACTTACAAGGTGTTGACGGGCAAGGGGTTTGCAAGTCTGATGTAAGTTTAGCGCATAGGTTGGCCTGACACAAGTATTCTGGGGGTGATGTAAGTTTATGGTAAGTTGTTGCCGGTATATGTTTACTGCCTGTCAACTTACAACTACCTTGTGGAATAAGGACTTGTAAGTCTTGCGA